TTGTACAGCCAGTTGGACAGCCAGTTGGACAGCCAGTTGGGCAGCCAGTTGGACATCCAGTTGGACAGCCAGTTGGGCAGCCAGTTGGACAGCCAGTTGGACATCCAGTTGTACAGCCAGTTGGGCGTGTATAATTCCGATTTCCTGTTCACTGCCTGCGTATATTCAAATTCATGGCTCGCATGGTACGGATTCATGGCAAACGAACTTAAGATAGACGTTCCTATCAATGTGATGCTAAACTCCTGGAACAACCTATACGAGAAATCAGGAGTATACAGCGCTGTATTTTCGGAATTGGTATGTGTAGTTAGTAAGTATCCAAAAAAAGTACACAGAAATGCAAACAACGATATGCATAACGTTAATGGCCCTGCTGTGGAATGGGGCAAATCAACGGACATTACTGGCTTTGATTGCTACTACATTGACGGCATGAACATCGAAAATGATTTGTTCGAAAAGCTTTCAAAACAGGAAATAACTTTTGAGGACTTTGTGAAGGAACCTAATGAGGAAATAAAGTCATCAATCCTAGCTTTCTACCGTGCAAAATTCGGTGATGAGTTTATGTTCAGGTTTCTATCTAAAAACTTAACAGAGATTGATTCATATGTAGACAAAAAAGCCGAGGAATATCTTGTAGGAACTACCGGAGGGATGAACATTGGAGTTTATACTCTCTTCAAAGGCAGATTGATGAATGAGGATATCGCTTATGTACGCTGCTATTGTCCCAGCACAGACCGCATGTTCTTCCTTGGGATTGAGCCTAACCATAACAATGCAAAAGATGCCATTGCCAGTCTATACCGAATTCCAAGAAAACTGAGGCAGCATATCAAACACATCAATAGACAGGGCGAAGTATACAGCACAAACTTCACGGATGAAGGGCTAACAATACTCAGGGGCATGAGCAAGCAGGATGTGTCTGACTTGATAGGCATCACGGGTAACGAATACTTTTCAAATCTTAAATACGAATATTAAAAACAAAAAATCATGAGAGAATTACTAGAAGTAAATGTCGCTTCAAAAGAAAGCACTAGTGGACACTTTGCTCGCGGAATGAAGAGAGTGGTAATGCTGGACGAGATCAGCGAAACGCGTATGGTTGAAGGTGATTGCGTGCTGAGCACAAAGAACCACACAGACCTTAACATGGATTCGGATTGCCTGATCACTATTCAGAATGTTTATGATCCGTTTGCCAAGATGTTCCAGAAAAGCAGGGATTAGTTAACCAAGGGAGCATAGCGCTCCCTTTTACAACCACATTATGGAAACATTAAAATACATCGGATACACGGGCTTCATCATAGCGCTGGTATTCTTTTTATACGCATGTGCAAGGTTGGTTATGTCAAGGTTAGGGAAAAAGGAAGGAGGCAAACCATGAGCTACCACGAATTTCCTGAAAAACATGTAAAGACACGCAAAAGATCATGGTGTCACTATTGCGAAGATCGGATAGAACCGGGAACTACAGTCCTTAAACAGTCCGGTGTATGGGACGGTGATGGATTCTTCAATGGTCACGTATGCGCGGTATGTGAAGCATTCATGAAGCAACCGGATTACGACTGGAGATGTTACGCTGACGATGGGATGGGAGTAGAATCGGGCGCTTTCAGGAATACGGAAAAGTATGAAAATTTTAAAAAGGACTTTAACCATGCTAACTAAAGAAAAACCAATAGCATACGACAATGACGGTACTCCGTTGTATGCACTAACGAGAAAGCAGACCATTATCGTTTACTCCGTGATGGCTCTTGGACTTATTGTTTTATCGGCTGTGGTGGCCATGATTGTAAGATTATGAAAGCATCAAAACGTTACTACCTGCATTCAAAGGTAAAGAAAGCGGGATTCGATGTTGACGGTCATGGAAGGACTGTCTATGTTAACTTTGGAGAAGAGGGGGGGGCATTGCAAAACCCTTACATTGTCCAGTTACAGAAAATAGGCTATAACATTCAATTGAGGATAAGATAATGTACAAGCCAACAGCAAAAGGCTATTTTTCGGGAATAGGTATTTTCGAAATAGGGCTTCAAGAAGCCGGATTAAACTTCATTCAGTCACTCGATATAGATAAGGGCGCTACCAGAATTATGGGAATGAACCCACACTATTTTTCTCACAATATAGTAACAGATGATATCAAGAATATTCTTGTTGAACCTCAAAGTAAATCAGATGTTGTTATAGGAACTTATCCATGCACCAAGTATTCCGATATCGGTGATATTCATGGAGTCCGTACCGGAGATGAACTGTATTTGCATTTCTTCCGTCATGTGGCAATTGAACTACCTGAAGTATATGTATTAGAAAATGTACCCGGTATGATGAAGTTTCCAGTTGTGGTTGAAGCAATGACCAAGCTTCCACAATACTATGTTCAGGTTTTTTGCCCAGTTAATGCCCTCAATTGGCTTCCACAAGATCGCAAACGAGTAATAATAATAGGAACTAAGAAGCCTTTCAATTTTACTTCTCCCAGTAATGTGCGTAGAACAACGGTGAAGGATATCCTGGTAAAAGACCCTTGTGTAAATATCCCTAAAAATGTTTACGCTCGAATCAACGGATATTATAGGGACAAACCAATAATTGTCGATCCTGATAACTCTAATGCATTCGCCCCAACATGCGTGGCACATTATAGCAAAGACCAGGGTACTCGGTTAGTGATCGATAAAAAATTCCCTGGTGGGTTACGTCCTTTTACAGTACGAGAGTATGCGAGGTTACAGGGAGTGCCAGACGACTTTGCTTTTCCAACGCATAAAGATGGAAGCGATATAAAAAAGAACTTTATGTACATCGGTAACGGAGTTCCTAGGGAAATAGGAATATGGGTCGGAAAACAGCTTATGAAATATTTTAATATGAGGAGGGCTGCATAATGTTAACAGTATTAAGTTTTGGAGCCGGTCAGGATAGTAGTTTTATTCTGTATATGATCATCTCGTTTAAGTGGTTTAGGGATAAGTACGTACAAGGCCGTCTTGTGGTTATCTTTTCAGACACTGGCGATGAATATTATTATACGTACAGTCATATTATGTACATTCAAAAATTGTGCGCAGAACATAGCATTGAATTCTATTTTTTAAGCAAATCCCCGTATCATCCCAAAACATGGAAATCGCTTGAACTTCAGTACCAGCGTAACGACAATATCATGTCGATGACAGGAGCCAGGTCATGTACCGACAATCTGAAAATAAAACCCATATATAACTTCCTTGACCACTACATAGCGCAAGAATTCTATGGGTATACCAGTGAAAAAATACCAAAAGGCAAGAACTACATAAAAAAGTTCGCTAAGGATTATGGTAAAATTAGGGTAATAATTGGCATTTCGGCTGAAGAAAAGCGTAGGATAATGAGGCCTTCAAAGAAGGCTCAAAGAGGAATGCAACGTCCTTTGCATAAAAAGTGGAAACATCCTATACCCCTTTGGTTTAGGAAAGGCATAGAAAAATGTTATTGCCTTGTTGACGAAGCTATAGCTAGATGGGACATACACGAACATACAGAAGAAATGGGTTTTATACTTCCCTTTCCAAGCAACTGTAAGATGTGTCCTTATATTACAAAGCAGGAGCTATTATGGATGTGGAGATTTATGCCGTGGGAGTATTTTAAGTGGAGGTATTATGAGTCGAGGAAGATGATAAAATGGTCATGTAAAGGCGATAAAAATCATGGCGTAAAAGGTGAAGGCAAAACACTGGATGATATTCTGAAAGAAGCAATAGACGAATTTGGGCATTGGACAGACGATCAGTTAACGGAATACAAAATGTCACACGGACATTGTGTAATGTCAAAATATTGAAATCATGAAAAAATCATCAATACTACTAATCTACCTAGCCTGCTTTTTAATGGCTATGTTATGCGCTTTTGCGGGGGAGTTAAGGGAGATGATATGAAAACACTGGAAGAAAGAATTATACCGCTTCTTTTTGAAGGGTACAACCAATACGAGATAGCTGCCATATTGAAGCAGGAAGGAATTAAGCCATTTAGTTTAAGCTCTGTGGAGAAGGAACTTAAAATGATAAGGAAAGTATACGGAGCAAAGACAATGTTCCATTTAGGAAGTATTCTTACCAGAAAAAAGATTCTAAATGGTGGAAAATGATTATATTAGCATATAGGTTTAGGTTGACAACCCCTCCTCACTTCTCATAAGTGAATACGGAGGGGTTTATTTCTAAAACGGAAGCTCAGTTTTTTCATCATACTCATATGCCGGATTAGGCAGTACTCTACGAGCGATGAATATTCCTTTGACATTACATCCTTCTATTTTCTCTTTAAGTATTGCTCTAGCAGCGCAAAAATGGGCTCCACTTGTAAGTACATCATCAAATAGTATGATGTTTTTACGACAACCCTTTATCAGGTTGTCATCGACTTTATAGTTATCTTTGATTTCTTGTATAGTAGGTCTGAAATTTGCTTCATGTGACGGAGACATGTTATCTTTTGTTAAAATCAACTCCCTAAAATCCGCTTTTTCATTCCTTAAAGCTAGTCCTCTAAGCACTTGCGACATTCTATCATCATATAGTCGGTTAGATTTTATTTTGGATGGAGGAATAGGGACAAGGGTAAACATTGATATGTTGCTTCTTCTTTTAAAGTACTGGTCAAATAAATCAATAGTTTCGTCTATCGCTTCGCCCTTGTACTTCCATTCCGGCTTACCTTTTCTGTCTACACTTTTCTTGAAATTATGAATATATGAGTAATTTTTATTCCCGTAATATTCATCTTTTTTACCAGACGGGTATTCTAAAAAGTAGAAACAACCATCACCTTTATTGATATGATAGTGGTCGTCTTCTGTAAGTTCATCTATCTTGTTGATTAATACCGCCACCTATCAAATATTATTTAAGATGTCATCAAAATCTTTTACTCTTATCGCTCCCTTTTTTTCATAGAATGACGGCCATGAAATTGCTTTATTTTCAAAGCAACTATTCAAAATGAATAATTTTCGCCCCTGTTGAATAGCAGCTCTAGCTTGAATAAGGGTTCCTGATGTATCACTCGCTTCTATAATAACTGTAGCCTCAGTTATAGCCGACATTGTTTTATTTCGCTCGGGAAAGAATAATCGGTTTGATCTATAATCTTGGCTTTCATATTTAATAAATGGAACTTGGCTAATAAGGAGGTGTCTTTTTGCTATATAGTCTTGTAAATTAGCATTCTCTTTTGGATATACTTGATTTAATGGAGTTCCTATTACGGCTATCGTTTCACCACCATTTTTTATTGCCGATGTGTGTGCAGCCGTGTCAATGCCCTTAGCTAGACCCGAAACAACGGTAATTTCATTTTCTACTAATAACTTAACCAGCCTCTCTGTTCTCTTTACCCCGTCATTGGTAGGGTTCCTTGTTCCCACTATGGCTACAGATTTACTATAAATTAAGTCCAGCTTACCTGTATAGTATAAAAGTTCAACTGGCTCCCGGGCATCTCTGAGTCTTTCGGGATAATTCAATGTTCCATTAATAAGCAAATTTGGCCTGTACTTGTTAACCGACCGTAGCGATTGAATGGTATTAATTATCTTTGATAGGTTTTTAAAATATTGAGATTCGTTTAAAATGTCAGTAGGTTTACTACCCGGATTTTTTCTAAATATCTCCGCAATTTTTTTAAAAGACGCTTTATCTTGCTCCCAAAGAGTTTCGTATGCTGCTATTTCTTCAATTGGACTAATTATGCCGGTCATATGACTTATATTGCACGTTTTTAGATGGAATTTTCAAAAGTAATATAACGTTTACTTTTTATCAAGAGTATATTCAAATATACTAAAATTACATCAAATATCATATCATTGTATACTAAATATTAATAGCATGACCCCGCAAGAACTAAAAGACTATTTCGATAGCAACCCACCACCGCTTGAGATTGACTGGAAGCCAGGCACAAAGATCATAAACTCAAAACTATTCCTTGAAAATGCGTTTATGTGCATCGCTAACTATAAAGGCTACTACCAAAATTGTCCTGATTATTGGCATATAAAGGAGCTGTATGAGGATATACTGGTGGGTAAGATGTAATCCCTCATCTCACAGGGCGTCCGGCACTAACGTTAAAGTGCTACATTTCCCACCACCGTTTACGATCCCACATCATTTTTCTTTCGTTTCTGTAATTGTATTCAGGTTTAAGTTTATCAAATTCTTCTGTTAGCAACCTAACAAACTCAGCATCCCAATGTTCAGTATCTTTAGCGAACCATATATCAGGGGAGTACATGCCTTTGTAGAACCTATGTTCATTTCCTTTGCCATCCAATATCTCAATATATTGCATACCCTGAGTACAAGGGTAATGATAGGGTATTTCTATATCTTTTCCCTTAAATGCCAGTTTTATTTTAGGTAAGTCTGGATTTATCATGTTTACTAATTTTGTTAGCAAATGTAGTTAATGATAACGATATTTTGATGCAATGTTGTGAAACCATAACATATCCCACGTCTTAATTCCTGCTCCAACATACCGTAAAGTAATTTTACGGTATGGCAGAATTGCAGTATACAATCACGGTTGATGAAAACGGCTTTATCCGTGGTATACGTAATTCTCGTGATACAATCAATGACCTAGACAAAGACCTTCAAAAAACAGCTGATCGCGGTATCCAGTCTTTTTCTCGTTTGGAGAAAGCTATTGCCGGAGCTTTTACGGTCAGCAAAATCAAAGACTTTGTTTCCCAATTAATTTCCGTAAGAGGCGAATTCCAACAGTTAGAGATTGCTTTTACGACCATGTTGCGGAGCAAGGAAAAGTCGGACAAACTAATGGCTGAGCTGATCCAGTTTGCTTCCGAAACTCCATTTGGGCTTAGAGACGCGGCTCAGGCTGCCAAGCAGCTTCTGGCTTACGGATCCAGCGCTGATACCGTTACTGACGAACTTAGAATGTTAGGCGATGTGGCCGCCGGAGTATCTGCTAATATAGGAGATATTGTTTACCTATATGGAACGTTGCGTACACAAGGCAGGGCTTATGCGGTTGATATTCGCCAGTTTGCGGGACGAGGTATTCCAATTTACCAGGAGCTTGCTAAAGTTCTAAAAGTGAACACTAATGAGGTAAACGGATTGGTTTCCGCGGGGAAGGTCGGTTTCGCTGAGGTCGAACAGGCGTTCAAGAACATGACCAGCGCAGCAGGATTATTCGGCGGCCTAATGGAGAAGCAGAGCGCTTCCCTCACCGGGCAACTGGAAAAATTGAGCGATGCGTGGGATGTAATGTTAAATAAGATAGGCGAATCCAATGAGGGGACATTATATGCTTCTATTGGATTACTTGCCGACCTTGTGGAGAACTACGAAACAGTTCTTAATGTAATCGGTGCTTTGGTAGTAACATACGGATCGTATCGGGCTGCCCTTATCGTAACCAATGCCTTAACAAAATTAGCTATTATACAGCGTACAGGGCTTACGGCTGCTGAAGCCTTAGAATATGCTCAGTTGGTTTTATTGCAAAAAGCACAACTTGCTTATAATGCTGTTTTGGCTGCTGCCCCAGTTGCTGCCTTTACTGCTTTGATAGCTGCTTTGGGGATTGCTATATATTCTTTAACCCAAACGGTAAATGCAGCCGAAGAAGCACATAAAGCACTGGCAGAAGTTCAGGAGGCAAGCGAAAAAACAGTAGCGTCTGAAACAAGAGCTATTGAACAGCAAATTAGTGTGCTTAATTCAAGTACAGCTAGCGTAGAGCAAAAAAAGAAGGCATACGACACCTTAATTGCTACTACAGGTGGTGTTCTAAAAGGATATTCACAGGAAGAAATTGCGGCCGGAAAAGCTAAAGGCGCTATAGACGAATATATTCAAAGCGTAAGAAAAGCGGTTCAGGCAAGAGAGGCGTTTGCACAATTCAACAAGCTACAAGAAGACATTGATGAATTAGACAGAAAAGGTGCTGATGCCATTGGAATATGGGGCAAATTGGGTCAATCCCTTAAAAACACTTTTGCGCCAACATCTCAAGGGTTAAGCGCTGGGGAATGGTGGGAGGGATTATTTAGCGGAGATGCCGCCAACAAGGCTATAGTCAATGGGGTTCGTGATGCCAAAAAAACCGCTCAGGACGAAATAAAAAAACAATTCGGAAATATATGGAATCAGGCTGTTACTGGCGTTCCTGATAGCGATACCGGACCAGTTACTCATTCGAGAACTGTAGATATTATCGAGGCTGAAATTAAAGCTCTGAAAGAAAAACGGGACAGTGAATCTACAAATGCAAAAGAGTACATAAAGTATCAAACACAGATTAATGCATTAGAGAAAGAACTTGTTTCGATCACCGGTAAAAAACAGGGCGCTGTTAAAAAGGAATTATCGGATCAGAAAAAGTTTTTGCTTGAACTCGCTAAGATAGAGGATGAAATTTCCAGAAAATCCCTAACAGATACAGAAGAAAAAATTCAGGCTGAGAAAGACAGGTTCGATCAACTAAGGCGAGAAGCTAAAGCTCTGGGGCTAGGTGAGGGCGTGACTAAGCGCATTAACCGTGCAGAATCAAAGGCAACAGGCGACATATCTTACAGGGATGACACCGATAAGCTGGCTATTATTCTGGAACGCCAAAAACAGGAGTGGGAAAAATATTACGCTGCTCTTGATGCTTATGGACAGGAATACGCTGCCGATAAGTACAACGTCCAGTTAGACTACGAGAAGAAATTACAGGAGTCAATAGCGCCTCTAATGAAGAAACGCCTTGACGAAACGATTACTGGTTCAGAAGAAGATAGGTTAAAAAAACTTGTGGATCTACAGGACGAATGGGGTCAGGTTCAGGAACAAAGGGAGCAGGAAAGATATGCTCGGGCTTATGAGGCCGCCGAAACCTATGGTATGCGCATTGAAAAGATACAAAGGGAGTATCAGGAAAACGTATTAGCACTGGGAGAGAGCGCCAGCGCTGCTCAGCTTGCTCAACTTAAAAGAAGTAGGGACGAACAGTTGAGTCAGGAAACATCCGCCGCATTACGCCTTCAAACCAATTGGGAGGACATGTTTACCAATCTGTTTGCTATGGGTCAAAAGTCGGCAAGAGATTGGTTGAAACAATCACGTGACCGAATAGAGGTGGCTCGGCTAGAAGGTAAGCTTACTCCGCAGGAATATAAAAAAATGATGGGCGAGGTGGAAGGAGCAACAAATGATCTTAATCTTAGAAATCCATTTGCAGGTTTTGGCGATGCGCTTACCACCTACAGAAAAAACCTAGTTGAGGCAAAACAGGCTCAGATCGCCTATAATAATACCGTTGAGAAATACGGTAAAGACTCCGACAAAGCAAAAGACGCACAAAAGCGACTTGAAGAAGCACAGGAAAAGACCAAAAAGTCATTTAAAGAGCTTGCTGATGTTGCTGGGGAATGGGCCGCAATAGCCTCGCAGGCTGTTGGCGATTTAGCTCAAAGTTTTCAAACTCTTGGGATTGGCGGTGAGGAATTGCAGAATACATTGGGCAAGGTGCAGAACGTGCTTACAGGAATCAGTCAACTCGCAAAAGGAGTTGCTAGCGGAGATGCCGGTTCTATTATAGGCGGGGCAATAAAAACCCTCACATCTGTAATAAGCTTATTCAACACAAAAGACAAAAGGCTTCAAAAGCAGATAGATGGATATGCTACAGCATTGAAGGCTTTGGGTTATCAATACGATCAACTGCAACGTAAAATAGATAATTCAGTAGGTAAGAGCTACTATGATGACAGTGAAGCAGCTATTTCGAACCTACAAACACAGATTAAGAACTTAGCTGCTTCACGTGATGCAGAAAGTAGCAAAAAAAAGAAAGATCAAAGCGCTATCGATGGGTACAACGAAGCCATTACCAATGCGCAATATGCGATTGAAGACCTGCAAAGATCAATTAGCGAGGAATTGTTGCAGACGAATTTTAAACAGCTTTCAGACAATCTGGCAAATGCTCTCCTATCAGCTTTCGAAGCCGGCGAAGATGGTATAAAATCAATGAACGATACGTTTGACCAGTTCATTAAGAATGCCGTCGCGAACAGCCTCAAACTAGCCATTATAGAGCCCTTAATGAAACAGATAACCGAAGATGTAACAAAGTATATGCTCGCAAATAATGAAAGTGTAGCGGGCTACAACTTCGATCAGTGGAAAGACGAAATTAACGAGGCGGGCAAAGAATTTAATAAAGGGTTAGAGGATGCGTATAAGGGATTTGGGTTGGAAAAAAACGGTGATACCAGCACTCCGAACTCTCTTTCGGGCGCAATCAAAGGTGCCAGTCAGGAAAGTATTGATCTCTTAGCAGGTCAAATGGGAGGCGTCAGACTGTCGCTTTTGGATATGTTAGCTGTCAGTAAGTCACAATATAAGGTACTGTCATCCTGCGAAAGTTATGCGATGCAGAACCTGAACACAGCTCTACAGATCGAACGAAACACCAGAAGGACTGCGGAAGCAACAGAAGGCGGCTTGCCTTATCTAGAAACAATAGCAAATAACACGAAGGATAACATTGGATTGCAGCTTCGGGCTGCCGGAAAATTTGGATACTAATGGAAGGTAGATATATATTGAACGGAAAGGACATGTGGTTGCTGTTCGGTGTTGTCATCGGAAGCGGAAGCGGTTCATTTTTGGTATACCCGGAAAGGAAAGACAGTCTGACCAATGACTACATGGACCAGGACGGTATACAGATTGATCTATTGGATCCTAAATATAAGTCTAGGGAGTTCAACTTGTTCTGCCAGCTTATAGCTAATGGCCGGGATGATTTCTGGACTAAATACAATGGCCTTTTTACCGAGATATCCTCTGCTGGCACGCATGTCATTTATATAGCCGATCTGGGCAAAACATTTCATTGCTATTACAAGCGGCAGGAGAACTTGAGCAAGTTAACCCCGCTTGACAGCGGACAGGTAGGCGTCACCTTCAACCTTGTGTTCGGTGAAACAACGCCTACCGAGAATATGGAGGCAGTATATCTAGTCGATGACCAGGATAATTATTTAATCGCGTAATGATCACTATACGGAAATATCAGAGCAACGAAGTTAGGGCATTAGTTGAACCGGATTCGGGAAATGGCCAGACAAAGGAGATCAATGCGCAGAATGCGGTCGAGCTTACTTTTTCTTTGCCCCTATACATCGATTTCCGTGTGGGAGACCATGCAACGATATTCAGCGAAACGTATACCGTTACCGTTCGGCCAACACGAGCAAAGCTCTACAAAAGGGATTACGGTTATACGCTGACGATGGAGGGCGAGCAGCATAAGCTTGGCCGTACACCATATATGCAGCTCGATTTTGGCAATGAGCTTACCGAAAGCAATTTCTTCGTCAATGCCAAACCAAGGGTATTCCTTGAACTGATATTGAGAAATCTCCAACAGCAATTTCCCGGTGACAACTGGAAAATAGGTCAGGTGCTGGATGCGGAAGAAAAGAATATTCCCTTTACTGACCAGAACTGTTTAGAGGCCATAAACACGTTAGCCGAACAATTTGGCACCGAATGGCATATCGATGGCGATACGCATACCATAAACCTCATAAAAAGGCAGATCGGTACCGGATTGAATCTTGCAACAGGCGAGGGGCAAGCTTTATTGAGCATTACGGAAAGCGCTCTGGATAACAGCAACCATGTTACCAGGCTTTACGCCCGTGGAGGAAGCCAGAACATAGGCAGTCAATACCGAGGGGGCTACAAGAACATACGGATGGATGTGCCCTACGTCGAAAAGTACATCGATCAGTTCGGAGTGTGGGCAAAGGCGGTTACTTATGATGATATATTCCCTAAGCGTACAGGTGCCGTAACAAGTGTTACCTCACCTTTCATATTTACAGATGATGCTATGGACTTTAATGTAAACACCCAACTAATGCCGGGTGTAAGCGCTAAAATTACCTTCCAAACCGGACAACTGGCTGGTTACACATTCGAGATTGCGGAAGATGGATATGACCCAGCTACAAAAACGTTCACCATCCTTAAGAATACGGACGAACAGACTTTGGATATACCCAGCGAGACCCTGCATGCAGAGATAGGAGACAAGTATATCCTAACCGATATCATCATGCCGCAAAGCTATGTTACGGAAGCGGAAAAAGCTGTAAAGCAGAAAGCGGTAGCTGACCTTAATGCTGGTCTGGCGGGTGTAAAGTACGACGTTGCCTGCAATCCCTTTTTCTTTAAAAACAATGGTGATAAGGTGAAGCTTGGGGCGATAGTCAATATAGATGTTCCAGAAATGGAGATATCTGGACAACAGCGTATCGTGTCCTTTACCCGCAATATCAGACAACCGGAAGTGTTCACCATGCAGCTTGCAGACGAGCGCAAGGAGAGCACAATCATAAGAATAATTAACACAATCACAACAGCACAATATGGCAGATGATCATTTAAAGAAGAAATTGCCCGAGCTGCCATTACTGGCCGGGGAAGCCGCGCAGGATGACTTGACCTACATATGGGATTCTAGTGCCGGTGTACTTAAGAGAATGCTTGTCTCCCAATTGCCCGATAAGGGGGATGAAGGTGAAGCCGTGACCTTGCTTGGTTCTCCCTTTAAGCTACGTTTTGCCGATTCCCAGGTAGGGATAATTACGGACGACAATGGTACGCATACGCGTATCACAGATCCCCGTCTTGCCAAGAAAACAGACTATCCGGTAAGCAGCACGCAAGTTAACAATGCATTTTTCCGCGATGAAGAATTGGTGTATGATTCAGCCATTGGACGTGTTACCATACTAGATTTCGAACTTCAGATGGGAGAAGTGATTGCCCTTTTTCCAGCGGGAACAAATACGGATGGCGACGAAGATAATAGCCTTACTGCCATACTCGACAGAATTACCAAGCTAGAAGCTATCGCAGCTCCTTTCATGCTTACCGAGTCGGGAGGAAACGGAGGGCTGGTACTATGGAACAAGCCGGCAAACCAGATTCCTGCCGGTTGGGCGGAGGACACTGAATGGCGGGGACGTATGCCGGTTGGGTTTGATCAGAACGATGAGGATTTCGACGGCATTGGCGATACAGGCGGCAGCAAGACACACACTATAACGCTTGAGGAAATGCCTCCACATACACATAACCAAGATAGCGGTGTGTACAACGATGCGAGAAGGTCTGGTTCCAACTCACAACAGGTATACCAGGTTGGCGGCTTAAAGCCTACATCTTCTACAGGTGGCTATAACGATGGTGGTGTGCAACGAGCTAAACCTATGAATATAATGAATCCATTTCGGATAGTAATGTTTATCAAATACGTGGGAATATAATGGCAAAGGAAGTATATAAAAGAACGCAGAGCAGCCCGACACGGATATCGGACGATGACCTGAAGATTGAAAGCGTCTTCCAGCCTCCATTTTTAGATGACAGTGAGGAAATAACAGTAGGGGAAGATGTAAAGGCAGCGTTAGCAGCTACAATGGTAGACGGAGAATATATTCTACTGATATCCCAACCTGACGGCACATACAAAGTGATAAAAGGAAGTGGGGATGCGCAAACACTACAGACCGTTACCGATGACGGAAATAGCACGACAAATGCTATACAAGTGACAGGATCAGGAAATCTAGATTTAGAAAAAACAGGTTTTTTTGTCGCTTATGATGAGGATAACTCGGCAGTCACTTTGGGCTACATAAAAGATGGTGTTTCCGTTTCATTTCTGGAATTTACGAAAGAAACTCCTGAAAATCCGGGATTATCTGTTTCTAGCCGAATGGCAGGAAATCCGGCAATTAATGCCTCTGATTTTGTGACTAAAAATCAATTGGATTCTGCTGTCCCAAAATCTGCAACGAAAAATATAACCGGAACAGCTTATACCTTAATATCAGAAGATGTAAATAAATGGTTGGTATTTGATAATGCCGCTACTATAACCGTGACTGTTCCGGCCGGATTGTTTACAGAAGGAGTAAGTATAAAAGGCAGGCAGAAGGGTGAAGGACAGGTACAATTTGTTGGTGCCAGTGGTATAGAATTAGTAACCGCAATAGGAGAATTACCTCAAATGGCAGAGCAAGGAGGAGTATTTGAATTACATTATGAAAGTGCTACTGATGTAGCCGTATTCGGAAGGTTGGTATTGGTATGAGTGCGGGAAGTATAGCGGCAAGCAGGAAGGTTCAAGAGGTAATATTCCAGTGCGTAAATCTAAAATACAATAGTAATGGTGACCCAACATCTCCTAAAATAAGATTAAGTATTTATATTACTGGTAGTTACACAAAAAAAACGACAAATTCAGCAATAACAATATATAGAGGAAAATCAGGACTTACCAATGATGGAGGCAACTTTGAGCCTGACACACTCGCAGCCGGAGGTTATAATGGTCAATATATAATAAAGGGTTCACTTAATCTGGTTAGTCAAATATCTTCTGTAGCAATAGAAGATTTTACTGGTTATATAGATTTTCAAATTTCTGATTTTATTAAAGCATTTCCTAACTGTACTTATGTATCGTTTACTCATTCTTGGATGAGATTAAATGGTGATATATCTTTATTTACTAATCCAAATATAGTTTTTTTACAATTAGGAGGATATATTATAGGAAATTCACCTTCCGAAAATTTAGTTAACCTACAGACTTTAAATATATTTTCTCAATCAGGAGCAGGGAATAACACAATTTCTGAAATACCCAATACACTTACTCTTTTATCTAATTTGAGGATTGAAGGGAATAACACAATTTCTGAAATACCCGAAGAATTAACCA